AATCGGCAAGAGGCTTGCCCCCCCCCGGACCGTGGGACAGAATTGGCGTAAAATCCCCAGCCGCGCCGCCAAAGCGTTGTCAGACGGAATTCCCGTGCGTTCGCGGGCGGCATCGAGCAGTTCCCCTACGGCGGTAATGGGGTCCTCTTGGTTGAAAACCGTGTGGTCCATTTAGATCACATGTCCCGCGGGGCCCGAAGGGACCACACCCGCCACCGGCACCCCAAGGCCGCTGGCGGGTTCCCTTGGGGCGGGGCTTGGGGAAGGGGCAGGGCAATGGATGCGACCGTTCTAGGCATCGTGGGGATGTGCTTGATCGCGGTGATCGTGGGTGCGGCCCGGATCACGGCTTGGTGGCTGGACCGGCGTGAGTACGCCGCAGGTCAGGGGGTACGCCAAGCCATCGCCATTGCCCAGGCACGCGCGGAGTTGCGCCAATGACCGACCTCGAAGCCTATGCCGTCATCGCCTGCGGCTGGATTCTCCTTTGCATCCTCATCGCATTGGTTCGCGCCATCGAAAGGCGCAACCGATGAGCGGCGGTGCGTGCAAATTCTGCGGAAACATCAGCGTCTACCTGTTCAAAGGTGGGCTTTGCTATGAGTGCAGTGAAAGCGAAGTGCGCGTGCCGGTATCGGCGACGCCCGTTGATCGCCGCTCCCCCGAACTTGCTGCATTCGACGTCGCAAACGCGCGCGCCTACGGCGCCCAGCGGCGTGCCGAACTGTTCAACGAGAAGAACGCCGCGCACGGATTCTCGGCGGCGGCCGGAGGCCGACGCCTTGGGCTTGTCCATTCTTCAACAAGTGACACGCGCCGCGTGTCACTCACTCTCGACCCGAATCACATTCGTGGTCTGCGACTGAAGAAGTCGCTGATTACCGGAGCAAGGCTTCATGACCAAGAGGCGAAACAAGGCTCGTTCCGTGGCGCGTGGTACATGCTCACCACGACTTACCGAAACGGAAGTGACGCTGGCCCTCGTGACATTAGCGAGACACTTAAGCGCATCCGGGGCTTCTTCAATCGAGCTGTCCGATTGCGCTACCGGGGATACCGTCCGCGTTTCCGTTACCTCTGGTGCGGTGAACTCACTAAGGCCGGAGTTCCCCATTACCACGTCTTGATCTACATCCCGCGCGGCATCTTCCTGCCGAAAGCAGACAGGGCAGGGTGGTGGCCTCACGGTCACACCAAGATCGAGAAAGCCCGCAATGCGGTGGGCTATCTGGCGAAGTACGCCAGCAAGTTTTCCCCCGACATGCTGGCGTCGTTCCCGAAGGGATTCCGCACTCATGCCATTGGCGGGCTCAACACTGAATCGAAGCGTGAACTTCGCTGGTGGAAAGCACCTAAAGCAGCACGCGATGCACTCGGCGCACTTGCCGACATCCGCAAAGCCCTGGGCGGCTACGTGGACAAAATCACCGGCGACTTCTGGCCCTCGCCGTGGAAAGTGATCACCGACAGGGGCCGGATCATCGTATGGAAATTGGAGATACCCGCATGAGCAAGATCATCATTCGCACTGCCACCGTCACCCCGCGTCAGATCAAGCGCAAGGACGGCAGCACCATGGTTTTCCGCGAGCAGTCCGCCGCGATCATGAAGGATGGAGAGGACTTCCCGCATCCGTTCCGGCTCGGTTTGGATGATGCGCAGGCCCCGTACCCGCCGGGCGACTACGTGGTGGATGCATCGAGCTTCAATGTCGGCCAGTACGGCGACTTGATCGTGGGCCGCCGTCTCATGCTGGTTCCGGTCGCAGCTGCTGCGACTGCGCCAGCCTCCGCCAAGGCTTAAGTCATGGCGCGGTACGTCTACGAGTGCCTGCAATTCAACGAGCAGACCGGCACCTGTGAGCAGGCTGGATTCGTGCCGCGCACCGATATTCCCGCACTTACCACTGCCGAGGTGTCGGGGTTGTTGTCCATGGTTGCGGTGTGCTTCGCCGTGGCCTGGGCATACAAGCAACTAGGCAGAACCATCCGTTCTTAACTACCTAGCAAGGGGAAACAACATGTTGAGCGCAACTGAGGCCCTCGAGATTCTGGCCGGCCTCTCGGCAACCATCGGCCTGATCGGTGCGGCCAAGCTGGCACCGGCCGCAATCTCGGTCGGCTTCAAGTGGATCAAGGGCGCGATCTTCGGTTGATCGCAGTAGTACCGGGGCCGGGCAATCCGGCCCCTTTCTATGGGGGATTGGTGATGCTCGGCCTATTCGTTCTCTGCGTCGGCAGTGCCGCGCTCTACATCGCATTTGGTGACTGAATGCTCCGCACCCTGGCCTTGCTGGTGAGCCTCTTTATCGTGCCACTGACCGCTAGCGCGTTCGACATGGGCGAAGCGATGGTGTCTTGCCAGAAGAGCCCGCAGTTCAAGGCGGGCAACTCCACCAAGCAATGCGTGGTCTTGCCGAAAAACGCCGAGGGAAAGTGCCGTGTGGCGGTTCCCGCTATAGGCGGCGGCTACATCGAATCCAGCTTCATCGCATACGAGTGCGACAAGAAGTGCGAGAACCGTCCCGAGGAGTTCGGCTGGGAGGGCGGTAGCACGGCCGCATCAGTCAACGTCTGCCACAACGGATGCATGTATTCCAGCGCGCTCGATCCGCAAGGTGCGGCGGGCTTTAGCTTCCAGCCTACAGGTGGTGTCTGCCACACCTCTGACGCACCCGAACCGAAGCCCGTTGGCGATGGCGGCGGCGATGATGGCGGCGGAGGCGGTAGCGAAACAGGTGGTGGCGACGGTGGTGGTAGCGGGGATGGTGATGGCGACGGAGACGGAGACGGAGACGGCGATGGCGATGGCGGGGAGAACCCCAGCCTCCCTGAGAACCCTACGTATCCCGGCGACGTGCCGATGCCCTACATGGATCCGCCGATCCCGAGCAGCTACCTAGGGCAATGGTCTAGCGGCCTAGGCAACGGCTCCTGTCCTGCGGCAAAGGTTGTGTCAGTGGCCGTGGGTGGCTTCAGCACCAGCATCAATTTTGAGTTCAAACCCCTTTGTGATTTCGCGCTGATGATTCGTGGTCTTGTCATCGCCTGTGCTGCTATCGCAGCGGCCATCATCGTTTCGGGAGTGCGCAAATAGTGCCGTGGTTAGCTGCGTTCCTCGTTCAACTCCTGGGCAACTCGCTAGCCCGCGTCCTCACTGGTGCGGGGCTTGGCCTTGCTACCGGTGCAGCGCTGCTGCCACTAGTCAAAGGCGCCCTCAACCTCATCACTCAGAAGTGGTCTGGCATTTCCGCCGATCTGGCTAACGTCATGCTGATGGCGGGGGCAGGGGAGGCAATCACCCTTATCGGCTCTGCCATCGTTACGCGGATCGTGATCGACGCAGGCAAGGTCGCCGTACAGAAGGCAGCTTCCAAATGATGTATCTAATTTCCGGGCAACCCGGTAACGGCAAAACACTGCGCGCCATGTCGATGGCGCAGGAGTTCTACGAGCAGAACCAGCAGCAGGTGAAGGACGGCAGTGCACCGCCGCGGCGCTTCTTCACGAACATCGCCGGGGCTACGACCGAAGAGAACCCGAACGCCTTCCCATGGCTCGAAAAGCTGCCTGGCCACAACGACTGGACCCAGCTTCCCGATGGCTCCTTCGTGCTGTACGACGAAGCCCATTCCGATGGCAATACTCAGGGACTGGAGCGCTATGGCAGGCTGTTCCCGTCCACCGGCAAGCCGGGTGAGTCGGAAGACCCACGCATCCGCTCGATGTCCACGCACCGGCATCGCGGCTTTGATCTGGTGTTCGTCACCCAGTGGCCCAGCAAGATCCACCACCAGGTACGCAGCCTGATTGGCTCGCACACCCACATGAATCGTACGTTCGGCATGCAGCGCGCTGGCGTTCTTACGTGGTCCCGTGTGCAGGCCGATCCTTACGATGAGCGGGTGCGCGATAAGGCCGAAGAAGAGATATGGGCTTACCCCAAGGCGCTCTATGAGCGCTATCGCAGCGCCACGCTGCATACGGCAAGCCACAAGTTCAAGGTGCCCAAGCGCGTTTGGCAGGGCCTGTCGATGACTGTGGCCCTGATATTTGGCGTGTGGATGGTCTGGTTCTTCATCGTCAAACCCTCGCCCGAATCCAACAAGAAAGAAGAGCAGGGGGCCGGGGTTTTGCCGGCTGTCGGTGCCCTGGCGCCCTTGGGCGCGGGCACGGCGGCGGCCCGGCCCCTCACCCGCGAAGAGTACGTGGAGAAGCACAAGCCACGGGTAGAGTTCCAGCCGTGGTCCGCCCCCGCCTTCGATGACCGCACCGTGCAATCGCAACCCGAGCTGTACTGCATGGCCTCCGGAACCACTGAGCAGGACACCACCTGTACGTGCGTAACGGAGCAGGGCACCAAGGCAAAGATTTCCATCCCGGTATGCGTGGCGATCGCGCGCGATGGTCCGGCCTACAACCCGTATCGAGCGCCGCGACAGGAGACCGAAACGGCTCGGGATGAACCTGCCCGAGCCATCGCTCAGTCCGGGTCAACTGGTTCCCATGAGCCTTCGCCGCACTCGCTCGTTGAGGTCGGGAAACGCCCGATGGGCACGTTCCCTGAGACGCCGCCTTACCCGGCCAGCTTCTGATTTGTGTGACGCGTCACGGGGTGCAGGATGAAGAAACCTGCACCCATCCGTTTTCCACGCGCCGGAACGTCTGCCCGTTGATGCAGCGGTGACCCGGCGCAAGTTCCTTGGGCTTTGCTGCTCGTTCTGCGGCCTCGCGCTTGTTGCGCACTTCGTCCAAGGGGACTTCTGGATACAGCTGCCTCGCGAGGGCCTCACCGGCACGCTCTTGTTCTTTCATGGCTGCGTGTCCGGCTACTCCCAGGACACCACACGTTGCTAAGAGCAATGCGCTGCCGCCCAAGAACACGCCGAGCGCTACTTTCCACACCAATCCCGTCGAACTCGCCATCTATGGCACCCCCAAGCAATCCGGCAGCCATTCTAAGGGGTGTAGGGGCAGCGCCCCTACGGAAGCGCCTCACACGCGCTGGCGAGGCCTCGGCCCCGGTACCGGCAGGACACCCGCCACAGGATCGGCGTCAGGACCGGCCATCACCCCCGAAGACCGCTTTGCGCGACGATGGGCGACCTCGGCAAGGTCAACGATTCCCGCACGCCCGAACGGTCGTTTCTGGCCGCCTCGGGCAATCTCCATCATCCGACGCCATTCCTGCGCCTGTGCTGCCAGCAGAGAGAGCCACGCCAGATCCTGCGGTTCCAGCTCACGGCCTTCGGGTGTGACCAGTCGACCGGCCTTAAACGAAAAACCGGCCCAAGGGCCGGTTAGGTTGCGATCACGCACAATCAGGCTCCATGCCACAGCAGGGCCGAGGGTCGAGGCAAGATGCGTGCCAGCCAACCCCGGATCGTTCTGAACATAATATACATTATGCGAAATCGAGCATCCGCCGGATCTGGGCCTTTGTTGGCTCCGCGTGGCAATGGCTGGGCCTATTGACGAAGCAGGTAAATCTGTTATCAAGCGCCAGGTAAAAGTGTTACGTGTTCGAACACAGCGCCTTTAGAACATGAGCCTTTGCTCATCATCCTACGATCCTATTCCGGCCTGGCATGCCGACTGCTTCAAGCCAAGATGCAGCCATGCTGCCCGCGCTTGGGCGGGTTCAAGCTAAGGATTCTTTCGAAAGAACTTCAGATGCAGCCATCGCGCCCGCACTTGCACTCCGAAGCGTCAGGTACCATGGCATAGACGCTAAGGCTCAACTTCCGAGACTCCCTCAATGAACGACACTGATCGAGAGATCATGCTGGTTGCCATGGTAATCGTCGGATTTGCGGTCTCATTCGTCTGTTGGGCTGCCTGGCTAGCTCGCAGAACGCGACTTGCGCGGAGTCAGCGGACTGGCCTCCGGCGCAAATGAAGCCGGCCCGTTCTTTCGTGTGCCCTGGAAGGCGGCACAGCGCTATTGTTTTGGGCGTCTGCGAGCCGCGGGCGGACGAACTTCTTTGGATCGCTTGAGCGCCACTTCCAGCTGAGCTGGCAAATCTCGAAGCCCTGAAAGTTGCCCCTCGAGCGCGTCACATCTGCCGCGCAGGATATCGGCAGACTGACTGGCCGTGGCGGCCGCTGATTGGGCGACCTGGATTTCCTGACGCAGCGGTCGCCGGCGCAGTGAAATCGCGGCCGCGGATATGCGCGACCTGCGCAAGGTCGGTGAGGACGGCTACATCTACCGGCTGGAGTACTCCAAGACCCAGCAGGCGGGGGTCAAGGCGGATTCGACGCCGGACAAGCCCATCCTCGGTCGCAGTGCCAACGCGCTAGCGATCTGGCTGGAGGCGGCAGACATCCACGAAGGAGCAATTTTCCGGCGGATCTGGAAGGCGCGGGTTGGCCCTGCTCTGCTCCCTGGCTCAGTGGCTGCGATCGTCAAGCGGCGCGCTAAGCTGGCGGGACTGCAGGGGGATTTTGGCGCCCATAGCTTGCGGTCAGGATTTGTTACGGAAGCCGGAAAACAGGGAGTGTCATTGCCATCGGTAATGGCCATGACGGAACACCGTTCGGTGGCAAGCGTTCTCGGTTATTTCCAAGCAGGTGCAGCCGAGGACAATCCAGCGGCCCGCCTACTGAAGTAGCGAGATGCACCCTTGAGGTCCAGCTTGATAGAGGGGGGGGGGGAGCCGGCTTGCTAAGCCAATCCAACTATAGAAAATCGCTCGATCTACGCTCGATTTGAGCTTTTCGTCCACTTTTTAGGCTTTCGCTCTTCAATGCGCTGGTGTAGCAGGTCGATATCATTACGCACGGCAACGATCCAAGGATACAGCTCATCGGAAAGCGCAGGAAATACCCGAGCATCCTCGATCTTCATCTGCGTCAGAAGAATATTGCAGATTTTCATCCATCCCTGAAAAGTCTTCTGAGATTCTTCCCGAATCGATATGCAGGCAGCCTCATTGGCGAGGGGTGTAACCAACGCCATTTGTGATATGTAGACGTTGTCGCTGTAGACGAGTCGAGAGTGTGCAGCTCCAGCAGGGCTTATTCGAACAAGCGTTTCATCTCGCAGTACCCTTTCCGAAGGGTCGTAAGCTTCAATCAGTGCGCGCGCGAACAACCTGTCGATGTAGTAGCGGAAGGTCTCGCGATGGACGCCAAGAGAGTGGAACTTGTCCCAAAGTTGGGAGACGCTGATGAAGCGGTCGCGTGTAGTTGAGGCCTCGTCGTCTGCCATTGACAGAAAGCGGAGTAGATAGAGCGACATAAAGGGCGACGCTAGGGCGCCGGCGGGGCGGGCGAAAATATTCACCAAGAAGTTGTGTTTGTCTTCGTCGTACAGAGTACCTTTCTGTAAGACCAGTGCCGTCATAAGTGCAGTTCTCTTCGGACGAACCTCGCCTCTGGCCACGTACATCCTCAGAAGTTCTTCCAAGCCGATCCACGGAGAAGAGAGAATTTCTCCAGAGAGCTCAAGACTTCTTCTGACATCGTAGTTGCACAGCCTTCCGATTACTGCCGTTATGTCGGACGTTGAAACAAATATGGACTCGACGGCAGCACAAAATGACTGCAGGTCCTTTATCGTCAGTCGCATTCCTTGCCCGACTAGAGCGCTTTTTCCCTTGCCATCTTCAGTATCCCGAAGCTCGGCTTGCAGAACGTCTAGCCGCTTGGCGAAAACATCCTTCAAGCTTGGCACGGGTAGAAAGAATGCGCGAGAATGAAAGCTCTGAAGTGGTCCAGCCTTGCTGAGCGACCAAACTGTAGTGTCAGTTACGGGACAGATGAGGAAAGATGCGACGCTAGTTGACAGTCCCACCGCGTACTGAAAGACCCTGTCCTGGGTGGAGCGAGGAAGGTGGTCGACATTGTCAAATACAAGAATCGGCAATCGTTGTTGACCAACCAAGGAACGCTTCAAGAGCTCAAGGAGGTACTCGCGAGGCTGATCTCTTCGCAGCATTGCTAGGTCCTCTCCGAACCGTTGCCTAAACGCGTCCCGGTCGCGCTTGTACAAGGGCGCGAGCTCCCCTGTACTCATGCGTTTGTACATCGGCCAGAATGCACCTCGCAGCTGGTCGTACGTTGGCGTTGGCCCGAAAAGCTGTCGCTCGGCTTGTCGAATTAGCTCGCCAGACATCCAGTCTGTAAGGTGCGCATCTGAGCCCTCACTTTTAAGCAGATCCACGCTCAAGTGGAGAACCCGCTCCTTGAGGCTTGCAGGAAGAATCTTTGAGAAGAAACGATCAAGAAATGTTGTCTTTCCGGATCCTTTGTTGCCGACAAGGAGAACAAATTCTCCGGTTCTGAGATCTACCGAGCTCTCAAGTAATCCCTGTAGGTTGTCAGGATTGGAGACATCAATTGTGTCCAGGCGCCGAAGTGCCCTATCTATAAGCTCGTTGACGATTTTCTCGAAGGCGACGTCCGTCTCACGACTGGACCGAGTCTCAACGAAACACTCGATGAGAGCTTCTCGAGACTTTGTGTTTATCTTGATGAACGATTTTCGAAAAAGCTCGCTTAGCGAGAAGGCCAGGTCAGAAACTTGTGGGACGCGTTTCTGACTCCTGTCCACAGCTCTAAAGTAGGAGGCGGCGACTGAGGCTGAACCCGATTCTCGCTCTCTCAAATAGGTGGCAAGCTTATGTTCTTGAAGCCCCGCTTCGGACATGAAGTCGTAGAACTGGGCCCACGAGTTGAGAATAGATTCTATCGTCGGAAAGACCACGGCTAGCCCTTCGTTCGGTGGCTTTCCGTCGCTACGCGAAGCAAGAAACATGATCCACTGGCGGCCATTAGTAACGACACCCACAGCCGACCCGAATCTTGCCGCGTACCCAATAGCTTGGCTGACCCCATCTGCGGCGCCCTTTAGCGCTGATCCGTCAAGGGAAACGACCGCCACGTTAGTCTGCCTGACTGAGCAAAGCTCTAGGCCGTCCTTCTTCGCTTCGAGGACAGCACGACAGCGGCCTGAGCTAAAGAACGCATAATCCGCGAATCCCGCGTCCTCAATATAGGGTTCGACGCGAATCGCGTCCTTCTTCCAGTCAAGCTCATTCGTGAGGAACTCGTCTATGACATGGAAGCGCGTTTGAGCTTCGTTATCATCTTGATCGAGGGCTGCTCGGTATGCGGCTATACGCTCGCCGAGCCCCTCTTCCTTGGCTGAAGATGCAGACAGAGTTCCCATGCCCCCTCCCCGTTTTAGCCAACTCTACGCTCTATGCCGCTGCATCTTCAAGGGTGCCAATCGCTGCGCAGAAGCCCCAATTCTCTCACCGGCGCAGTCCGCTTGAGTCCAAGAGAGCCTCCTTTACCCCTGATGAATCTTCCTAATCCCCCCGCATCCATCTCAAGCTCGGCTTTCTAAAGGGAACTCGGCCAGCAGCTAAGATTTGATCCTGACCGACGAGGCCTAGTATTTCTCGCTGACAGTCCGGTTGATCACCAGCACCCCCATCCTATCCTCCTCTTCTAACAGGTGCTGACCTGCGAGGCGAGCCGTGAGTAGGTTCTCTGTATGTCTCCCGCCTCGGAGCTCTGATGGAAGCTCCCAGTCAAAGCCATTAAGCTGGCCTCCAGGTCTGCCTACAGGCATCATCTGCAAGATTCCGGCAAGTCGGCTGCCCTCCCCTGCCACAGCCCGTGCAACCTCGGGCAGCTCCTCGCAGAGGCACTCGTTGATCAATAGAGCGACCAACTCATCCCAGTCGCTAGATTTCCGCTGAAGCTGAGGCGTAAGCGTACAACGAGCGCCAACGCCGACTTGGCTGCCGAATGAAGCAACAGAGGCAATGACCTCGCCGATGCTGACGTCACAGGTGGTGCCAACATCGGGCGGGCCGCACAACCAAGCAGCACGTTGTTGCCCGGCTTGGGCTGAATCGCGGTGAGCGGCCATGAACCAGCCGTAGCTGTCCTCCTGTGCCGGAAGATTGAAACTGCCGATTTCTGGTCCACCAGTGCTGTGCCGAAATAGATCGAACCGACCCCAATTCGAAAGAAGATAGCTTTGATTCGCGGAGCTTGAGTCATTTTTTCCGAACAAGACGGTGAGCTTGTTTGATACGCCTACGTCCTGCAGCTTCGCCTGCATCAGGGCACAACGACCAGTGAAGTCGCGGGCTGGCCGTCCCGGGCAAACAACCTTGTTAAGCGCGATTATTGCAAGATCTCCGAGCTCGACGCGGGAACTTAGCCCTGCTAGCTTCGCGTAGGGTCGCTTGTCGATCCACCCAAAAGCAACCTGATAGTCGCTGTATCCACTTGTATCGTTCTTGTTGAATGCTTCGCGCATCTCTTGAAGAGACTCTTTCGAGAACATATTCGCGAGTCGGCTCAATTCATGACGATGTTGGTGAACTTCCGTGCGATGCAATGCACTATCTAAATCCGCACTTAGCGACATGGCAAGTTCCTTCCCGCATTGGACAGGGTTCCTAGACTACTGCGGGAACCAAATCGCGATCAATCTCTGAGTAACATGCTAACCGCAATATGCTACCCGCGATAAACATCCCTTATCGCGAGTCGCGCGGCGCGCGCGCTCAGCAGAATTTGACTTAATTAACGTGACGCATCACGCCAAATCACCCTCCCCATTGGCGCCCCACCCCTCCCCCACTA